GCTTCGACGATATCTTCGATCAGGCGCGAGTACTCGTAGTGCTTGTCGATGGTGACAACCACTTCAGACTCGGTGGCCGCAATCAGGGTCACTTGGGTCTGAGCGGACTTCACCGAGGCGTTGCCACGGGTCGGGGCGGGAATGTGAATCGAATCACCCTTCTTGCCCTTGAAGTTCATCTTCTTAACGAGGTTGGCGGCAACGAGGTTCTTCTTGTAAGAAGCAACAATCTCATCACTCCAAATTTCAGGAATGAATGTTGCGCCGGTGGTGGTAGTAACGTGAGCGGTACCTAAAGGCATTTAGAAATCTCCTAGAGTTAAAAGTTATTTAACCCGGTTCTCAGCATAAGCCCTCATGATTTCATCAGAGAGAGCTTCATACCGGGCCGGATCGGTCATGCGTAGCCGGATAAGGTCGGCACGGCGGTAAACTTTCTTAGAAGACTCACCAGTACCACCCGTATCCACAGCCGCCGCCTTCATGTTCTGCTGCAGCACAGCATCACCATCTTGCTTAGACTGTTTCTGACGAATGGTTTTCAGTTCTTTGAATGTGCTCAATAATTCATCCGCAGCGTCTGTGTCAAAGTTTGTATCAGCCTCAGCGTACAGTTTCATACGCATGGGAGAGGCTTTAACCCAATCAACAAAGTCGTTGTTTTGAACGATATCCGCAAGGTCAGGATGCTTGGCCTGCAGCCGTGCCTGCGCCTCCATACGCTTTAAGCGCAGGGCAGCTTCCTTGGCAGCTAATACGTCCGGATGTTTCTCAACCGCATTAAGAACCGCTTTTTTGGGGTCTTCAAAGAAGTCAACCTCAGTTTCTTCTTTGGTGGTCGCTTGTTGTGTCGTGGAGAGTTGTTGTTTGAGAAGGTCATCGGCTAACTTCCGGACTTCTCCCACTTCCTGGGCCTGCTTACCAATAAGCTTCTCAGCCTCTTGGTGCATCTTGATAATATCCTCAAGGCTTTTGCCCCGATACTTGTCGGGAACCTCTACTTTCTTTTCTTCCTCAAGTTTAACCTCAGGTTCGGGAGTATTTTCCGGTTCATCATTACCGATATTATTCCCAGCCAGTTCTTCAGAATCAATAAGAGCCATACCTACCTTTCATCCTGCCGCGAATGCGGTTCTAGGACATATTTATAAATGGATTCAGGTTCCCGAAGTTACTCGGCCTGCTTCCTCTCTTGGGCGAGCTTCTCAGCCCGCACTCGTCCCCACCGGTCATAGGCCGAAGGAAATGCACCTGTGCATCCCTCTAGCTTTAGACTAGGTTGGGAAACGATTCGATGCGCCTCCTTATCACAAGTAGGGCAGTTTATTACCCTGATCGCATCGTCAACTAGCTTTTCAGACAGGTGTGCGTCATCACAGAGGAACTCAAATATCCGTTTCATTCTGCAGATCCTCGTATGCCTTTTCGCACATTGCCTTTCGCTGAAACAAAAGTTCAAGAATATCTAACTGTCCTTTACGAAAAAATAAGGTTTGCTCGTCTGCGACAGTAGATAAGTCGTTGATTGACTTCTGTAAATTAGTTAAATCTTCTATTAAATCCTTCCACCCTGTCGTGGATAGCATAGAAAACTGTTCTTCGTAATACTTTTGTAGCTCAGGTGCCAAGATTTTCTCCGTAAGGAATCTTAAAACCTATATTATACACTAAAAAGTATACTTTGTCAAGTATTCATACCACTTTTGCTTGCTAATTGGCTCATAGCAATGCGTTCGTTGGATTCAATATCCTTTTCCTTAAGTAACAGGTCAGCTAACTTAGCTCGACGCTCAAAATCAACGCTTTCAGCGTCTTCGTTGAGGTTAGTCGCCAGGGCTGCAACCATCTTAGCCTGCACTTCCTGGGGCTTAAGCTGCGCTTCCACAGCTGTTTTCTGGGCTTCAGCCTGCTGTTTAAGGGCTTTAGACTCCAGATCTCGAATCTGGGCCTCCAGAAGAGCCATCTGAGCCGCCATCTGCTGCTGCTGCATCTGCTGAGCCTCAGGATTGGGCTGAGACATCTTATCCAGAGCCTCCATCAACTCGCCTTTGTTCGTCAGGGAACTGTTTTGCAGGATACCCTTGAGCAGAACAGGCAGAACAGGCGTATCCGGGCCTAAAGTCTGCAGTAAACCGATCATCTGCTGCTGTTCAAACTCTCGCGCCAGGATACCTAAGGCACCGGTGGGCAGGAAGTTCATATCAACAGACGGATAACGCTCCGGGTCGAACTGCATATAACGCCATGCAGCCTTGTTGATGAAAGGGATCAGGAAATCTTCTTGGAAGTTCGTCAGAGTACGCTTGTACTTCTTGATAATCCCTGCCATCGCCATCGACATACCGCCCGCACCAGCGTCACGCGGCACGTTAGACGGAAGACCAGCACTATCCACAGTACCTGTCGCCTGAAGCAGCATCCGCTCAAAGTTCTGAGCAGCGGCGGGAGCGTCTTGATTGGTCTGACCGAAGTGGAACGGATACAGAATCTCAGACGGGTTGCCGTTAGTCAGCAGGCTCTTACCGGGCTTGACCTCAAACTTAGCACCACGCGGCAGGCGCGTAGCGTCCATCGCAATCATGGGGGCCGTTGTAAGGGCCAGGGAGTCCATGTGTGCCCGCAGTTGGCCGTCGATAGCCTTCTGCATATTGTAGGCCTTCTCAACGGTTCCACGACCCCAGAAACGTCCCGGAACTGTGTCATCCTGATAGGCGACAACCGGACGATCCTTCATCATGTAGGGGTTCTCTTCAGCCTTGAGCACGGCCCCGTTGTTGGCAATCACAACAATGGCTTCCACCATGTTGCTGTACTTGTCCTCGGTCGAATGCTCAGGGAAGAGTTCTTCCACCTCTTCACCGTCTTCTGTCAGGTACTCTTTCGGCACCAAGCCGTAGTAAGTTAACAGTAAGACTTTATCTTCTTGGAAATAGGTAGTTTCCTGGGTGGGTTCCAGGTCATCGTCCATATAAAGCGTACCGACGGGCAGCTTCTTATAGATACCTTTTTCCATGCCTTCCACGATCTTGTGGATAGACACATACTTTTCAATCGCCACGCCCAGGGCTTCGTCGATGCTCTCGGCGTTGGGGTCGATCAGGAAGTTCTTGGGGTTAACCGGCTTGAGCTTGATCGCCACACGGGGCTTTTCCAGCACACCGATAGCAGCCTGTCCCTGCACACCGGGGATCGGACGGGTGGCAGGCTCGTATTGGGTTTCGGTCTTGAGAATAATCTCACCGATACCGGTGCCATAAATCTCTGCCATCAGTTCGATCTGATCCAGAGACTTCTTAACCTTGTCACGCTTGAAGTCTTCGTGAAGCTGAGCCTTAATACCCATCACATCAAGCGGGGTGCCGTTCACATCACGGATATCGTCTTCAATGTCAAAGAACTCACCGCTGCCGGCAATAGCCTCCATAATCTCGGCATGGCGTGTTTCCACAGCCTGCTGAGTGGCGGGACTGATTAAACGACTACGCTCGGAATCACGGGTCTTATCCTCCGCAGCCCATTGACCACGGAAAATACGCTCGTACTCCAGCCAATCCTCCATGAAGTTAGTATCCCGGTAATCGCGCCACTTATCTGCATGGCCGACAATCCAAGAACCTAGCTTCTTTTCGTTTTCAGAAGGAGTCTCAAACTGAGCTTCCATATCTTTTTCTTCAGCCATCTTGATCCTTACTTAATGGTATTCGGGAAAGGGTCTTTATAAATTAACGTCTCAATTGGCACATCATAAAAAGATGTTGCGGGAATACTATAAGAAGACGATGTTCCGGTTTGCTTGTCTAATAAAAACTGAGCTTGTGTAGCCCGTGACTGAGCTTCCCCAGCTAAAGACTGATACTTTTCAAATTCTTGTTGCCTACGATTTAAAACTTTTTTCTTAACTTTATCTAATTTTGTATAAATTTTTTCAAAAGAAGAAAATTCAGGAAGATTTGCTAGTGTTTTAATTTTTTCAACAAAAGGAGCATCATAATATTTTAAAGCTTTTTCACCTTCTGTCTTAAACTTACGAACATTAGCCATTAAGTACTCTAAACTATACTCACTAGGTCTAGGAAGCTTTAACTCTTCCATTTTAGACCGCACGAGTTGATCCAAAGATTTTTCAGCCCACTTAACTTGGTTTTCGGCCCCGGCTGTACCTTTTTTGGCAAATTCAGAAGGAGAACCACCGCGAGGCCATTGTTCAATACTCTGAATAGCGTGTTGAATTTCGTGTAAAAGAGTAGAAGAAACCTCTTCTCTTTGTTTGGCTAGTTGTTCAGGGGTAAAATACTGATTTTTACCTGCAAGTTTAATAGTTCCAGTAGCAGGATTAAAAGAACCTTTTGTACCGGAAAAACTTTCTAGTCCCGATAAACGTTGAACCGGAAGATTTGCTAATTCTGGGTATGTTTGAAAAAGCTCAGGATGATCCAGAAGATCAGCTAAAGTAGGTTCGGGAATCGGTTGGCCTTTTGCTTTTGCTGCATGATGTTGAAACACATCTTTTAAATTGTCGTAAACATCCGACTTCATTTGTGCGGGGGCATCGCTAATTTGACGGCCCCAGGCCATTCCGTTAGGAGTGGGAACCTGTACTAATCCTGTTTCCTGAAAAATTCGTCCAGGGCTAGCTCCTGTATTAGCCATCTGTGTGGCGCGAGCAGCGTTAGCCGCTGTAACTCCACGACCAACAATCATGCCAGCAGGGGTAACACTTCCTGCCGCTTGTTCTAACCATGCTGCATGGGCCTGCTCTTGTTCAGGCGTTGGTGTACGACCTAGAAGTTTATTCTGAGTGTAATCCCCTGCAAGTTTATTAATTTGCTGGTTTTCTTGATATCGTTTAGGCCATTCAGAAAGCCAGTCCCCGATTCCACGCATCTGTTGGGTACGTTGAGGGCTTTGCATCCAAGACACAATATCGCCGAATAAGCTGTCAGCCATGTCTGTTCCTTACAGTTTTTGTCTGAAATATAAGCTGTTTCGAAATCCCCACGGATATCTCGGTTCGTAGAGTTTGAAGCCACACGAAATTAAGGCATTAGAGGAAGCAGGGTTGCGTCGAGTGTCCGTCACCAGCCATTCATATCCTAATCGCTTAGCAAAACGTATACGGGCTTTAATCAGGGCTTTCTGTAACCCCTTGCCTCTCGCTGACTCCACGACACCGGCTCGACATAGGTAGCCAGTTTTGTCCCATTGGATAGAAGCGTATAAACCAGCAAAGCCAACAGCATTGTCCTCGTCGTCATAAGCTATCCACCACCATCCGTGAGAAAAGTCAGGGAATTCATCAGAAGGGAAACAGTCCAGATGAAGTACTTCTAGAAGCATCCTTATACCTGGGGAGTTACTGTTTACCCTTTTGATCTTCATCTTGTTACCCTACATTTCAGAGCCTTATTTAGATTTGGTCTTGGAACGAGTAATTTCGCTACGCACGATGGAACGGATCATCTTTTCCATTTCCATCTCTTTAATCTTTTTCTTTTTCATCTCGATCTTTTCTTCTTGTTTATCGAGTTTGTTGTAAGCGGCGTTCTTTTTGTATTCCATGATTAATATCCTGCTATGGGGTCTAAGATTTCGTATTCTTCTTCTTCGTAATCTTGGTTGTAGTTAGTGATCGCAAGCTGGTCGATATACGCCAGGGCATCCACAAGGTCATCGTGAACACCAGAAGTCGGGAACATGATTAGCTGATCCTTAAACTCTTCCCAATCCTCATCCTCGTTGAAGGAGATCCTGCCATGCTCTAGCCGACCCTGAAGGCTCCAGACGATCCTGTCTGCCTTCTTCTTGTTTCCGTGGGTTAGATCATGGATGTGGGAGAAAGTATTGTGCTTACGCATCAGATCGTTAAGGTACGGAAGAACCGCATTCTTTAACGCCCCACGCTCAATGCCAATACTCTGAGGTCGGTAGTCTCGGATAATGTTCAGGATCCGGTTAGCGGTTTCCTTGATATCCCACCGACCATGCTCAATGGACTGTACCCACCATTCCCCGTCAGGCGTTACCTTGACGATAGCAATAGCGGTTTCATCTAATCTTTTCTTACTGGCGTTAGCTGATTTAGCTACTTCCTCAAAACCAGCCAAGTCAATCGCTACAACGTAGTCGCCGTAATCCGGCTCTTCTTTTGTCTTAAACCACTCTTCCTTGAAGATATCGGTTCCGGAAGTATCGAAAGAAGATAAGTATTCTTGCTTGAACGCAAACGAACTTAAGGTACGCTTAGCAGCCTCAATTTCCTTTGGGTCAATGGTTTCGTTATCAGCCGTGGTCTTGTGCCACGCCTTCCACTCTTCATCCACCTGCGACTGTCCTAACTTGAACACATCGTAGAACCAGTTACGGCCGGAAGGAGTAGAAATAAATAATGCCCGCCCCTTCTTATCCGAAAGAGCCGCACGAAGAATCTTTTCCCAAACCTCTTGCTTTACGAACGCACATTCGTCCAGCACAAGATAGGTCAGGGACACACCCCGAAGTGAATCAGGGTTATCCGCCCCACGCACCAGAATCTTCTTGCCGTTAATCAGCGTGATTTCCAGGTTATTAACGTGGGAGCTTTTGATGATTGGTCGCCCGAGGTCGTGGAGCAAGTCCCAGATAATTGTTCGGGCTTGTCCGAGGGTTGGAGCGACGTACATGACTGCCGAGCCATCCGGGCAATTAAGGCCTTCGATAAGAAGCGTGACAGCCGATAATCGGGATTTACCACATCGACGGCCCGCAGCAACAACCTTGAATCGGGTTTCATCCTGAAATACTTCCTTTTGCCAAGACAGCAAGCTAAAGTTAAGTGCTGTCATACGTCAATCACCTCATCGTCAGAAGACCCAATAATCTTTGGTTCGTTAATGCCGCTGATGTTAATAGTTACTTGAGGGGTAGACCCACCATTCTTAGCCGCATCAAAAGCACTCATTGGCAGGATCCGGTCGACAGCCAATTTAATCGCAGCCATCTGTCCGGGGTGGTTATCGTCTAGGGCAATCCGAATCATGGTGTCTAGAATCCGGGTGCCGCCTGTTGCTAAAAGACGTTCCTTGAATTCCTGCATCCGCCCGGTATCATTCTTTGGTCGCCCCAACTTACCCTTATTTCTGTTCCTCACAGCTTCAAGGTCAGATTTAGGTGGTCGCCCTTTACCCCTTTTCTTGGGAACGACAACCCCTTCTGTATTATCGACAACACCAATAATAGGGGTTTTAATTTTAACTTCTTCCATATGTCTTTACCCTTAAGTTAGGAGACAACAATCTTAGTTTTTGTCCTTCCTCCTTTAGAGGCACCTTTAAGGACTTTCTTTATGGTGATTATATCTAAGTATGTATTAATTATAAATTGCACCTTTAAGGTGGACTCTAAAGCTGCACAGATCACTCTTTAGCCTTCAAAGTATCAACGCTACTACTTTGGTGCCTATACTGAATATTATACCATAGATTTCGTAAAAGTCAAGCTTTTTGTGTAAATATTTTTATAGACCTTGCCACTCCCCTTAGAAGTCCCCCTTCCAGGGTGTCCGGAGTCCTTCATTTAATCTATAATGCGAATTATTCTCATTTGTATCACTTTTCTTAGACCTGACAAATACTTACCTCTTCTCATCTGTCCCTCTTTTTAGGTTACTTTTTCCTTATTTTTACTTTTTGTGAGCGTTAGAGGCTCCGCCAACGCTATAACTACATGACTACCCCTCCCCCCCCTATATAAAGTTATCCACAGGTTATCCACATATTAACTTAGTATTACACGGAGTTATCCACAGGATGTCAACAAGTTGTCCACATATTAATAAAGTACTACACCAGGTCTTATATAAGAGTTATCGTGGGTCTTATATAAGACTTATCAGGGGTCTTATA